ATGCCAGAGGGGGTGTCCGACTCCCGACCCCTCCCCCGGATGGTCACCAATCCTAAAACATATTTAATATGATGTGGGATTGGAAATCATCCAAAAGAAAAGATCGGGAACCGAATAATTATTTAGAATAATCCGACAAAGCGTGCTCAGGTCTCTTGGCTAATGTATACAAACCTTCATTATCATTAGCAAAGATCTCTCTAACACATCGAGCATACTCTTGTGCTTGATAGATACTAGACATGTCTTCGTAATCAACAAACAATCGAGCAATATATCCACATGTATCATGACCAAGTCTTAGATCTTCACTATACCAAGCATCCCAATCATCGAATGGATTGATAGGATTATCAGTAGTAGTCAACATGACCTTATCTTGGTAGCATAGTTGTTCAAGTGGTGTTAGATCAGCCATGCTTCCTCCTTAGTCAATGTACTTAAGTAATGTAGATACAGAGATACCCAAGGCTTCTGCTACTTCATTGGTTGTGTAACCATTGTTCAATAGAGTCCTTGCTCTTGACTTCTGTCCCGAGCTAAGTGTATTAGCAGGACGAGGAGTGGCAAGCTCACGAACTCTATCAGGATCAGCAAACCTAAGTATCTCAGATAGTCTATTGGCACTGACTGCATGTGCTTGAATGGCTTCCCAATCAGTATCAGTTAGAGTTACCTGCTTTCGTGTGATGCCCAAAGATTCACGAGCTTTACGAAGTTCTCGTTGCCCGATCTTCTTAAGATCATCAGCATCGTATTCAGGATGTGCTGACTTAATAGTCTTCAACCTTTGATTAGCAATGACGTCAGCTTTACGTTGAAGCGGTGCATTCTTCTTAGCTTCATTAAGTTGAGCAACCATGGACTTCACATTGCTAGCATACTTCTTCTTAGCGGCGGGGTCCACTTTAAAGGACTCGATACTAAGAGTTTCTTTGCGAGCTTGATTCGCCAAGGCTTTCATCTTATTGGAGTAAGTAGCATACACAGATTCAATCTGAGTACCTGATGAAAGTGAGAAAGCATCTTTCGCTTCAGCAAGCTTGGTAGATTTGGTAATGTCAGCTTCTTCTTTATAGCCAGTGATATTACCATTCTTATCCCGGATTGCTTTACGGTGGGTCTTCCCAGTGTTAACATAGACTTTCTCACCAGTCTCTTTATCAATTGGTCCGCCTTGCCAAGTTGGACGAAGCTTTCGATCAAGAACTCGTTCGACAGAACCAGCTCTTGAGATAAGAGTCGAGGCACCACCAGGTTGACCAAGGCTATTCACGCCTTGATACTTAGCTTTGATCCTAGCAATGTCGTTGTCTTTGTACGATTGCTTATAGTCCAGCTTGTGCTTTTCGGAATCAATCACGACCATTGAATGACGAACGGCCTTCTCAATGTCATCAGTAGAGGCACCTTTGATGGTCATGTCAGTAATAAGATTACTGATCTTGCCCATCTCTCGCTGCTTACCTTCAGAACTGATCAGACGAGGATCGCCCTTCTTGATGTCCTTTGGCAGAGAATACTTCTCTTTAGGATCAAAGTCTTTCAATCCAGCTAATGGCTTACTTGTCTTAATCTTCCCTTTGTTATTAGGGATGACCAGGACTGTATCACCATCAAAGTCTGCACCTGAAAGCTGTTCTGCAATCTTAGCATTAATGCCGACTGCATCCTTAGGCGAAGTACCAAGAAGCTTAATGCCTTCCTTGTTTCGATTATTAACCTTCAAGGCTGGCATTTCGAATGTGCCACCATGAGGATATCGAACCAAGACTACACTTTCTCCATCACGGAAGTTCGGCGCATAGATCTCATTACTCTTCAAGCTGTTGACAGGAAGAATAACCTGAGAACGTTGCCTAGGCATAGCTGCAGCTTTCAATGAAACTGCATCGGAATCGCATTCATCTGCGAATTCATCCAGAAGCTTCTTCTTAACAATCGGATTATTAAGCTTTGCAATCTCATCGAAGTTAGTCTTCGCAATTCCAAGCTTAACATTCAACTGTTCTCTAGCCAAAGATGGAGATTGCTTCGAAAGCATCTGAGAAGCCAATGACTTGGACCAAGTAGACCAATCGCCTTCCTCATTCACCACGTTAACAGCAGACTGTTTCTTCTTACCAGTCTTCGGATCAACGTAATAGAACTGACGAGCAGATGCTTTGAATGGATTCTCGACATCGATGACTTCTTGATCACCGACCTTCTTCTTCTCCATCTTCTTAAGAACATCACCCTTTGGTGTTCCCTGATGCTTGTTGGTATTGAAAGCAATATCAACGCCCTTTGGAAAATCCTTAGGATCGCCATAAGCGGCCATGCCTTTAAGATAGTGCGTTCCATCAACCGCAATTCGAACCTGAGCATAACGCTTACCCTCAGGCAAACGCAAGTCAGCGGCATTGGGATTGATCAACATCGTTCCATCTCGTTCAATACCTTTGGCTCCAGCAAATGTGTCTTCGGCGTAGACCACCTTGACACGCTTTCCATCAATGGAAACCGGAGCCTTCATGGCAAGAGATTCGCCAGGCTCAACATCATCGATGTTTTTGGCGACGCTCTTAAGTTTAGATCGATCATTATAAATATCAACGTTCTTGACGCCAGGGGCGCAAAGCATTTTGATGGTAGTCTTCTGACCGACACCGCCAGTCAGCTGCTTCTCGTAAATATACTGAACGGAATATCCTTTATCCATCAGCATCTGAGTAGCAACCTTAAGTTTATCGGCAGAGGTACCAAGCCAAAGTTCAGAACCTTTACCAATATCGACAGCGCCATCCTTCGGGATAGTTGCTTCCAGCTTCGAGGCAATATCCGTAGCGATATCATGGCGAGCTTCGGCCCCAGGCTTAAGCCAACCACGAACTGTAGATTCAGGAACGCCCATCTCACGACCGATGGCAGTGTTTGACCATCCCTGATCCTTCAGTTGTGTGGCTTTGTGAATATTCGCAGCCTTCTCGGCATTAAACGCAACAGAATATCGTGCACGATACTCCGTGGTAGTCATGTTCAAAGCTCTAGCAATATCGGTAGAATTAGTTATGCCTTGCGCTTTGAGTCGAGCAACCTGTCCTACGATATCCTGGCGAGCGGTAGTTGGATCCTTACCTTCCCACTTATCGCCAGTACCGAACTTGTATCGTCCTGAATGTGGAGTAGACCCAGCGTGCGGTGTCCCGTAGTGGGCCAAATATGGTTCGTCAACCATGTCAACTCCTTAGGTTAATTCATAAAATGGAACGATTTTCTCTAGCTTCGTGCTTCATTTCGATAACCATACGATCGAAATGTTTGATCTGTTCGCAAATATCATTGATGGTTTCCGGATTTGGATCGCCATCGATTCGAACTTCATCATTCTGATAAAGCCTGAACTCATATGTGAGGTCCAAAGGATTATATCCATATTCAAGGCAGAATAAAGCTGCATAAATATGAAGTTGTCCGAATTCAAGGACATCCTTTTGACCAGTTTTCAGATCAAACACACGAAGGAATTTCTTCTTTGGATCAAAACCGATGAGATCGGCAGTTCCAAAGCAGAATGGACTGTAATATAACAGAACCTCGGCTTGCATATCATACCCAAGGCCGTCATTAATGAATTGATTGATTGTCTTATGATTTCGAGGCATCTTAATACCCAAACGGTTCGCCATTTCGGCAAAAGCATGAAGCTCAGTTCCGCGTTGCTTGGCTAGTTGGTTTCGATACACTTCTTTAAAATGCTCATCAGTGTAATTGAGCCATACATGATGCGACGCACTCAAATATGCGTGCTGACCTTCGAGATCAGTATGCTTGTTAAAGACAAAGACCATGGCTACTCCTCTTTGAAATATGATTTGGTCTGCTGCACCACTTCATCCTCATTCTCGGGAGAAATGAATGATGCGAAACCGTCTTCTTTGTTGATCTTGTCAACGTAATATCCTTGATTCGGACGACGGCTCGATTTAGAAGCTCGCTTGACTTCAAGCGCTGCGAACTTACCATGCGACAAAACTAAAAGGTCTGGGAATCCCTGCGCCTGTGTTGGATCTGTTTTAAATACAGTTGCGTCGGGGATCTCAGACCTTAGTCGTTTAATCAATTTGGATTGAAAATCTTTTTCAAGTTTCATAAGCGTATTCCTTTCAAAAGAAAAAGGACACACCGAAGAAAATATGTCTCCTCTCTATCCATTATGGGAAATGTACGCGTCGCGATTACTGCACAGTTTTATCAAATATACTTTACGATGAGATTTTTACCCCATGGGCCTTTTCCATTCATAGCAGATCTTAATGATTCTTCTTTGATATGGTTTTTGACGGCTGCTTCGTAAAGACTATCATACTCAAATATGGCACCATCACTTTGGTTGATGATTTGAACACGCTTACGATTTCCATGATTGGCATCAGCAGGCTCAATCGCATGTCCATAAATTGAAATACTCTTCTGTCCGTTCTTCTCCTTCAAAATATCAAGGCATTCATAGTATGGAATCTCATACCAAAGACAGAACCAATCAAGGTTTTCAAATATGCGATTGGTTTCGATGTCTCTAATTGGCTGATCTTCGATCGGTTCTTTGAATTTCATATTGACTCCTATCGGATCATATCGTCATCGGGCAACCACACTTTATTGACTCGACGACAATGGTTACAGAAAATGAGATACATTGAATGTGGCGATCCATGAATATAAACGGGCTTAATGTTCGATTGGATCTGAGCGATTGGTTCAGTGACAAACCAATTCTTTTCTTGATGATCGCAACCAATCGTCATCATTCCTTTAGCGATCAAAGCTCTGGCATGATCGTTGACGATTGGGACTCTATCGATCGGAACAAAAATATCGAGTCGACGTCTGCAACGTATGCATCGAGCGGACATCATGAAATCATGATCCTTATAAAGATCGAATTCGTAACTCGACAACTTGAGCGGATTGATGCTTGGAATATTGATTGCGATTGGAGTGGTCCAAGGACAATTGCATGGCATCAATCTGCGTGTTTGCTGAAATATGGATTCGGGATCCGATTTGACGATTTGATAGGTCATTGCGCTTCCTTTGAGATGGGAATTAAGGTTGAAATCAACCTTAATTTTTTAAGGTTGAAAGTGAACCTTGCAGTGAAAAAATCACTATTACTCTTTATATATTTTTTATTATTATTTTTTTATGCCTATATATAAAAAACATTACATTAAGGTTCACTTTCAACCTTAATCAAGAATGGCGGAATTCCAACGTTTTTGGGCCCTTCAAGACCCCAAATAAGGTTGAAAGTGAACCTTATTTTGAAAATTTCAAAAATAAGGTTGAATTTCAACTAGGTGATTTTCAACCTTAATTTTCGAAACCTCGAAAAATGTCGGTTCACTTTCAACCTTAATTTTCAATAAGGTTGATTTAAACCTTAATAAGGTTGAAAGTGAACCTTATTTGGTCGAAAAAATCACTTAAAATTCCACGTCTTCCATGTTGGAAAATTCTTCAAATAATCCTGAGGAACCTCCCATTCCATCGTAAATTTACACTTGAAACACCCAACCAGATGTCTGAAATATAACCCCGACCTATACTGATCATCGTACCTGACCTTCGATTCCCTATCCCTGGCAGACACCATATCACTCAATCCAATATGATGATCACACCTGGCATAATTGCGCGTTCTGCTCGCTGCTTCTTCAAAGAACTCCTTTCTAATCTTCTTAGCATACGATTCATTGAACATCTTCACATTCAAATACGGATCATCCAAATCACACCAAATATAACCAATCTTCCTACAGCGCTTGCAAATCCCAGCCATACGATACTGTCCAGTCAACGGGCTGCAAATCACCGTATTGTCGAAATCAAGCATGAAAGCCGCATCTGAAAATATAGGAATCGAATCCGGACACGTACAGCCAGCCTCACGCAAAGACTTCCTCAATGCAAGATACATCGGATTAGACTGATTGTCAATCTTATAATTGATACGAGCGATACTCATGATGTCTCCTTAAATATGATTATCTCACAAAGTCCTTCAAAGATCGCATCGATCCTTGAGGAACTTCAATCTCCATCGTAAATTTACACTTGAAACACCCAACCAGATGCCTGAAATATAAACCTGATCCTTTCGATGCAAATCCTTCTCTTCCGTTGACATGAACCATAGTACTGATTCCTAGATGATGTCGGCATTTGGAATATCGACGACCAGTCGCCATTGCCACTTCGAAGAATCGTTCATAGATTTCATGAGAATATGATTCATCAAAGAGCCTTACGTCCCATGTTTCATCATTCAAATCAATCCATCTATGAACGATTCGCCTACATCCTTTGCAGATTCCGGCAATATAGAACGCACCTGTGCGAGGATCGCAAATGGGTCTTGAGTCCAGATTCGTCATGAAAGCCGCATCTGAAAATATAGGCGTATCTTTTGGACACTCACATCCAGCCTGTAGAAGTTCGGCTCTTAGAATGCCATAAACCGTCAGCGAATCATTATTGACCGCATAGTGATTCCTGATTTCCTGCATCATTCCTCACTATCATAATCCAAAACTTGTCCACCATCGGCTGTGCGATACTCACGCCAGCAATCATTCTCATAATCATACCAGTAATCCAAAATCGCATCATAAATACGACCCTGGACCTCCGGTTCCGTCATCCGCATCACCTCATACGGCTGCAAACCAGCAACCTTACGCATCGTTTCAAGAATATCGCAAACCCAACTTGTGAATTTACGGGCTTCGAGTTTACGTGATGCAAATAAAGCCTGGTATATGCCATGCTCATTCACCACGATCATCTGACGGGTCTTTGCATGGCCTCGACCATCCTTAGTGTCTTCAGAATTATGTGACTCCACTTTAACTGGGGTCTGATGTTCTTTCTGCTCTACAGATACTCGCTGCATATCGTCACTATCGATACGAAGACTTACCTTATCGACCCTCAGATTCAACGCATCGCAAATATCCTTCAAGACCGCATACCAAGCTCCATCCACTTCAATGAAGCGAATATTGTGTCCAAGCCAGTTCTGGGTTTGAGCGTTCATGGTTTACTCCTTTTCGATTCTCTTTATGTTTTATGATTATTTGACCACCCTTTAAGGGTTACAAAATATCTTTATGATCCTTTTTATGTTTCATATTGGTTGTCTTGCTGAACAATGGAACCATCCGCCATCGTGCATCTTTTGGATCCGTGCTATCTGAATATGATCGAATCACATCGGCCATCTTTGGATGTTCCCTCACCAAAGTAGACAACCAGGCCATTCCTTGAATATGCTCGAAAAACCAGCGTTGGTTTTCAGTCCATTTGTTTTTCATTTAAATTCGCCTTCAATCTTTAAATAAAGATACGAGTGCTGATATGACACCAACAAACAAAGCCGCCAGAAACAGGTACCACAATACCTTTGCCGCAAACACAATTGCCGAAAACAGCAAGATCAGCAGAAAAATGACAAACAAAAATAACAGCATTCTAAGCTCCTTAAAGTAGTGGCATGAGTAATCATACCTAAAATATGTGAAAGGCCGTCTAAAGGCCCTTTTTGTGCGTTCTAGAGGCATTCTACAGCCTGTTTAATGCTTTCGACCGACCATTTCAAGCCTCCATCGTTGATCGAAAATATCACGGGTTCTAGGGCCCATGAAACACCATATGAAATGGTTCCCAGCTCCAGTTTCAAACATTACGGATCCAGGAGCGGAAGGAAGATACTGATCAACTGTGGATGCAAGCTCCGGTAGTAAAAACTCGAAAGCCTCCTTAGCCTCATCATCCAAATATGGATTATAAGGCTTCTTTTCCTTTGAATTCGACATAAGACCGCCTTTCTATACCGCACAGTTTTATAAAATAAAAGCCCAAGCCGCATATACGCCTCGGGCTTTGTAGCTTTCTTATTTACGATTTCTTGCTATCGAATGACTTCACAAATGCACGCTCGTTGAACTTGGATTTGTTTCTAAGAGCACGTAATATGCTAATGTCAATCGGAGCAAACGATCTCATATAGTAATAATGCAACTCCTTATAAGGCGTATTAAGCCTGTCAATTCGCCCAGCAGCCTGAACCATCTGCTTGTATGAATATGGCAGAGACCAATACAACATGGTATTCGTGGTAATGCAATTCCATGCCTCGGACCCCGAATTATACTGAACCGCATAGATCCAGGAACCTTTGGTTGGAATATCGTCATGCACATCACCATTATACTGGAAGACTTTGATGCCCGTCAGTTTCTCAAGCTTGAGAATCTGCTCCATTTCGGCTTTTAGCGAATAGAATATGATCACCCTTGGGTGTGCCTTGCAAATATGAAACGCATAGTCTAGGCGACTTACATCGGTATTCACAAGCCTTCTTAGATAGAAGCATAGCTCTGAAGCATTGAGAAACGGTTCCTCGGTATCAGGATTCCAGCGTTCTTTGATGGCTTTTTTGTAAATATCTTTTGGATAGCCACAAGTGATTTCATGCGGAATGGGCTCAGTGCTTCTCGGAACATCATGATAGACCATCACAGCCTTACGACAACGTTCCAGGTAATCCGTATCGATCCACTTTTCTACTCTCGGATATTTAGCGTACCTCGAATATACTGCATGACGACGAAAGAACTCAGTGCGATTTCGGTGAAAGCCATCCGCGATGAACACGGGGCACCAATCACTCCAATCATCACCAGGTGTTGCCGACAATATGATCCAATGGTTCGCCTTGGCTATCTTGATGAATGCCTTGGACCAGGAACCGCTTCCGATTGCATGTTGCTCGTCAAATATGAATACGGCATTCCGCACATCAACGTATTTCGTGACATTATTCCACGAATCAACGACGACGTGCACGCAGCCCATATGCGAGCCGTTATCTCCAACGTGCAATGCATATCTGGCAAGCTCTCCATCCCATTCCCTTGAATCACGTTTCTTAGCAGTCGTGATAATATAAAGATCAGGCGAACCTTTCTTAAGCTGAAACAATTCGCCCGCTTGGTTATGAGACTTCTTATACTTGCAATTCTTGCTAACATACCAATATAATGCCATCAAAGACTTTCCTCCGCCTGTACCGACGGTAAGAACTTTTCCCGATGACAAGTTGGCTAGACATTCTTCCTGGAATGGTCTAAGCGTCACTCCAGCCATGATCTAACTCCTTAGTTGTTAAAAATAAGAGGGCTAGTATAAACCAACCCTCTTATTTCATTTAGTCATTGGTGATCTCATCGGATTCGGTGGATTTGATCGAATCGTTAGCGGGGTGAATATGAATGCCTTCATTGCCCGGCTTAGGAATGGGGAAATTCTTCACTCGCTTTACAGGAGTGGCTTCAGAGGTCTTTTTGGAAGGCCTCTTGAGCAAGTCGAAGGCTTTCTGTCCAGCCACGTAAGGAATCACCTGTTCGCGCTGCACCCAAGGCCAGAAACGGTAAATATGCGTTTCTCGAGTATTGTCGACCGACAGAATCGCCAAATATCCATCGATGTTCGGAGCAGTGACGAAGTTCACTTCATAATGACTTCCCTTCGGAATGTCGATGAACTTCATGAAGATCTTCTTCAGATTCGGGTTGGATTCAATAGCCATTTGGTTCTCCTTACTTAGTTTTATTCTGAATATATTTTTCGGAAACATTGGGTCCGCCCATACGATTGGACGTTTGAGACGAAGACTTCAGAGCCTTCGGTGGTGCTGGCGGTTCTTCAATGATGTTCTCGTCGATTTCTTTTACCGGAATATCAATGAATCCAGAAGCACCGCAATCACAGCATTCGATATATACTTGAATGACCGCTTCGCCTTTGGAATTGTCGAATCCTCCAGTGGAACGACTTTCATCAAGCCAAATAACCGGAAGCTTGAACGATGAATCAATGTCTGGATTGATCTCTTTCATCGTATCATAGCGCAATCCAACATGCTGCATGGCTTTGCAAACATCTGCATGGCGTTTACGTGCCGCAGCTCGAATCGCCATGAATTGTCTATTCGTATATGTGTAACTCATCTGTAACCTCCGGATAGAGTCTTGATAAACCACCATACAAAATATAAACCGCCAGTAAGACATGAATAGATGATGACCTTTAGTGGTCCTGGTCGGTTGCTTTGAGAATGGTACGAACCCATAATGAACTCCTAAAATATAAAAGGAGGGCCTGAACGGATCAAGCCCTCCTAGAGATTTTATTAATCTTCGAGAGACTTCACACGTTGGAAGGTCATGGTATTGGTTGCAGAATCTTCTTCATCGAAGAAACGATTCTCCAATTCGTTTTCCTTGATCGTCGCATAAAGTGTATCCAAATATGCCGTCTTACGATCGTCGTAAACATTCGGATTGAAGATCAGATCCACATGTTCGATCCAAGCCGTATCAAGTTCGGAGACATGGTCCTCATCAAGCTGCTTGGTGCCGTGGTTGTTCTTCTTCCAAATGGTCGGAGGATAATAAGACTTGAAGTTCACATTGATCTTCAACGTCCAAATATCATCGTCATCAGGATCCTTTGCCTGCTTCAACTTGACATTGAATCCTTCATCCGTAAGGAACTTGGCCGATTCCTCATCGAGAATGATATTGAAGTTTCGACGTCCAGCAGGATTATAACGTCCTTCAGCGCCTGCGAAGTTTGCCCAAATAACCTGGGTATCTTCCACCACATACTTGACGCGTCCGTTGTTATCAACTTGCTTGGTTGCCTTAGTCATGATTGACTACCTTTCTAATTTGATCTTTATAGTTAAAAATATAAAAGACAAAGCCTAAGCCGCATGTGCGACTTAAGCTTTGAATTCACTTAATAGTGGGGTTCGTGTTAGACTTCACAGTTCTGGTCTTCTTCTTATCATCGGAACGCTCCTTCAGCTTGCGTCCAAGCCAGTCAAACCAAGATGCATCGTTGTGAACGATACGATCCTGGATACCAGCTTCAACGGCGAGCGCGAAGATAGTGGTCACGATAATGATAGAGAAGATCGATCCAAGAGTGATAAACATGATAAATCCTTTCTAATAAGATATGGTTCTCATTAGAAGGCATGAATAACTCGCGAATATCAAAGCCCCATCGATTCGGCAAATTGCATGAGGCCTTTCGTCTTTCCAAGTTGATAACCAACTGCGAAGATTCCAGCTGCGATAGCTGCAGATGTCTTTGGGTGATCGTAAATATAAAGCGTGACCTTGTCCCAAAGTTCATCAGCTTTATTCTCGATGTTCTTTCCACCGAAATTCTTGATGCTCTTAATATCCATGGGTTCAATCCTTTCGAACGGTTTCTTTATAAACAACATCCGCAACCGTATCAATGTCTCCGGATACGGATACCATGCGTCCGCATCGTTCACACATCATTACGATTTTCATTCGCCCATCCTGGACCAATGCATCGATGAATGTGGCGGTTGCTTTGCAATCACAACCCATAATATTGTCGGATTCTTCGCTAAATATAGCTGCTGATACCATGGTTTTACTCCTTTAATTGTGATGATTTGTGCGATTGGTCAGATCATCTGATCGAATTTGATTGTATTCCTTTCTCGATACATCGATATACGTGGCTCTTCCACAAATCGGGCAAAGGGCTACGCATTCATATGCAACGGGGTTGATTTTATACACATCTTCGATGACGATGTCCTCGAATGGATGCGTGCAATTAAGTTTTTGAGAAGCTTTAATATAAATCCTTTTAGGAATCATTGGTGTGTTCCTTATCATTAATCCTTCTTGCTGTCTATATAATCGAGATCTCTATATGTGATCGTATTTTTATCTACGAAAATATCGAGTTTCTCACCACACATTGTGCAAATGGCTTTATAATACGCCATCTTGGATCCAGGAGAACTTACAGGATATGTCGCCGCAATGAGTTCGACGGGATGATCGCAAGGTTCACTGGATGAGTAATATATGGTTTCTTCCTCATCCTCATTGTCTTCATCGTCCTCATTATTGGAGAAATATTGGCTGTAATCGTCTTCATCGTCATAGATGGCGTCTTTCATCTGCATCAATTCTTGAGCATGAATCTGAAGAAATGCAAATGAAGCGTTTTGAATCACATCAGTGTTGCTCATCATCTTCCTCCGAGACAGCTTCGAATGTGTATACGCTTAACCAAGCTCCATCTTCTTGAAACTCTTTGCGAATCTTATAAACTCGATTCTCAGGTTTGTAAAATATCCAATACTCGACAAAACCCGGCACTCCATTGGCATTGTGAAGGCCTTTGAATCTTTTGCCTATGTATTTGCATTCATGTTTCTTGAAGACTTTGTCTGGAAAATATAGAGATAGATATTCTCTGGCATTGCGCATCATAATATCAATATATGAATTTGCATGTTCAGAGATTCTACCTTTTTCAAGCATGTTCATGTAATCGATGTCTTCTTTATTCGGATGTAAATATACTTCATCCATAATCTATCCTTTCAGACTGCGATTGGAGCTTTAATCGTTGGATGATGCCTATAGTTGATCAATTCAAAGTCGTCGAAGTCGTAACTGAAAATATCTTTCGCCTTCTTGATATTCATTTCAGGCAAGGGATACGGTTTACGACTTAACTGTTCTGCTACTTGTGCTCTATGGTTCTTGTAAATATGACAATCACCGCCAATCCAAACAAATTCGCCAGGCTTTAAATCACATTGCTGCGCCATCATCATAGTCAGCAAAGAATATGATGCCAGATTGAATGGCACTCCGAGGAACATGTCAGCTGATCGTTGATACAAGGCGCAATCAAGATAATTGTCTCCTCGAACATAGAATTGGAACAAGGCATGGCATGGATATAATGCCATTTGATCAAGTTGTGACGGATTCCAAGCGCTGACGAGAATCCTTCTGGAATATGGTTGATTCTTGATCAAATTTATTGCGTTTTTGATTTGATCAATGCCATCGCCATTCCAATCTCGCCATTGTTTTCCATAAATTGGTCCAAGATTGCCATTATCATCCGCCCATTCATCCCAAATATGACAGTTGTGATCATGTAAGAACTTTACGTTGGTTTCCCCTCGCAAAAACCATAGCAGTTCTGCGATCACGCCTTTCAAATATACACGTTTGGTCGTGATCAGAGGAAAGCCATCCGGAATGTTATAGCGGATCATTTGTCCGAACTTGGAGTAAGTCCCAACTCCAGTTCGATCGTCTCGAAGCTCGCCGGTTTGATAGATGTCCCTAAGAACATCTTCATATGTATTGCTCATTCTGTTCTCCTTACTTGTAAAATATCATCATGACCAAAAGAACACCCACTACGCATCCGATTGCATAAATATAAAGGTATTCCATATCAGTAACCATTCTCTTCAAATGCTTTGATGACATTTGCTGTGATGCCGGATCGGACAATGTCATCTTGGCCGAATCGAACCACATTAACTCCATCGACCGAACTTAGGATTTTAGCAGCCCTTTCAAGACCGCTATCCTTCGTGTCCGATTGCTTGGAATCGCCGCAAATAACCATCTTGCTTTTATGCCCGATGCGAGAACAGATCGCTTTGAAGGTGCGCGTTTTGATGTTCTGAGCTTCGTCGACAATGATGAAGGACTTGTCGAAAGAATATCCACGGAAGAATGCCAATGGAATCATCTTAATCTTTCCCTCCTTCACCATATCCGCAATCTTTTCAGACGAATAGAACTTGGAAAATACATCCAATACCGGTCCAAGCCAAGGCCCAAGTTTATCCTCGGCTGTTCCAGGCATGAACCCCATGTCCAATCCATCCAAGGCCACTGGAGGTCTTGTGATTACGATGCTTCGAATATCTTTGTTATGCAAAGCTTTTAGCGCACAAACCGTAGCAAGAAATGTCTTGGCTGTACCCGCAGCGCCAATGGCAAACGTAATGATGTTGTCATGAATACTGTTGACATAATCGGTTTGCTTTTGGTTCATAGCATAGATTTTCTGCTTGCCAAGACCAAATATAAGATTCTCATCTTGATAGATGCCAAGCTGCGATTTGGACTGCATCAAAACGATTGTCAAATTCTCTTGCTCGATATAACCAATTTGGTCGACTGAAGCCATCATCCATTCTACTATATTTTGAATACGTTCGACTTCCGTCTTCTCTCCAAATATGGAAAGGGCGAAAGGCTCGTTATCAAACCCACCCACTGTGGAAATCTTAGCATTCGTATCATTCTTAAGCATTTTCAGATTAATATCGTTTGGGCCATACAGCGCATTAAGACCAATACGATCGGGGATCGGGATATGGATGTTGATGTTGGTCATTGGTATTCCTTACTTAGTTTCTTGAATATGTTTTATGAAAGACTCAATGCTCTTTTGTTTGAGTAACATATCAAACGACATGTAGCCAGACCCTTTGGCGGTTTGCCAATAGATTGCTTGACCTTCATTGTCGATATCAATTGTAAGATCAAATGATTCCACATCAAGAATATCTTTGCAATTATTATAATCTATGATATAACAAAGCAGACAATCATTATACTTGAAACCGAGTTCGGTTAGATGCTTTTTGACTTCATCAAGCTTTTGGTTTGGCGACTCGAGCGTATAAGAAATGGCTTTGAAATACTTATTAAATGTAATGCATAAGAGGCTTATAATAAAGCCAGAGATAATCCAAATGTCTTTCATGATTAATCCTTAAATATAAAGCCTGGATCGCTATTGAAGCAACCCAGGCATTTGATATTATCGAGCTTGTCCTCGTCGTGCATCCAAATATGCTTGGCTATTTGGATTGGGCGAGACATAAGGTGTATCAAGATCTACAAACGATTGATAATCGCCATAACGATTGATTGTCTCAATCGCATCATTGGCCAATTTCTCATAATATCGCATGTCGATCTCGTTTTCTAATCCGCGATCTCGAATAATAGATGACTCCTTCCATCGATAGCCTTTAGAGCCTGTGATGGCATTCCATTTATTATCCTTCATCTGACGAACCAATAATCCTCCTCCGCAACCAGGCTTAACTGGACTGAATGCAGATACCTTTCCAACGAAATCATAATTATGTTCGCCTTCTGGCAACCCTTCATTGAAATCCAAATATATCGCCGTAGTCGCGGACTTGGTTTCGGTCAAATCTTTAAACTCGATCGGTTCATGTGAAAATAATGTCTTGAATACATATGGCACCTGGAACTGCAATCCAGTTGCCGTCCATTCATTGACTTCATCTCCATAAGCCGAATGAGCAATATACGTGGATTTGTTTACAATACATAATCTATCATATATCGCTTCGAGCTCGAACGTGTAGCCATAATGCTTTCCGAAATCATTAACAAAATTGATAATGAATTCATCTGCATCAGCAATTTTGATCGAATCAGTTTTAACATGAACTACTGTGTATCCTAATTCATAAACCTTTTGTTTCAAAAGGACCATGAATAATGCTCCACGTTTCGCAACCATGTTCTCGATGTTTCGATCATTCACACCATTATCAACATCATTGAATTTGGTTGGAAAATGAGCGGATGTCAAACCGTATGTTGAATTAATGACGATCTTCAAAGCCTGTGCCAAGGACTTTGTATCTTCACCTTCTTTAAGCAAAGGCGCCAATGCTCCATCCATGAGACCTCTGGCTTTATCAAGATCTTTGTGCTTAATGGCAATACGTGCTTGCTTGATATCGCTGAATCGCTTTGTATATGGACCAAAGAAATTCATCGCTTCGATACTTGTCGGATGTAGCGATGCGACATCAAGCAATGCAACGTTTCCAAATATGCCTCCTAGTTCTTCTTTTGGCATTCGTCACTCCCTTCCTTGGACTCATGATTCGCATCCATAGAATCCAAAGAAATATGCTTCGCATCATTTGTCAATTGCAATAATGTAAAACCCATTGCCAAAATAAGAATTGCAATAATAAACAGAATCGTTAATCCTTGATCAAAAGACATGATTACTCCTTAAATATAAAAGCCTGAGTCACTTTCGGGCAACCCAGGCTTAAATCATTTGGACAATTTATCGATTAGATCTGGATGAAGTTCTTTGAGATCCATCCCAAAATCAGAATATACTTTTTCGAAATCCTTCAACCTTTCGCTATTGGGCTTGTTATAAGACAATGTCATGTTATGATAATCCACTCCATCGCCATTACCCATTCCATAAACATATACATATCCACCTTCACTTGGATATTCTCCAAGATATTTTGATTTATGTTCGCGATCCGCGAATTTGTCAAATGTATATCCTGGAAACTCCTTGTGAAGATCAGGCCATGGGAATTCGTTTTGAGGATGCTTTACATCGCCAAATACAATTCTCGTGACATGCTGATTTGTACTGTCATTGACCGTCAAGCCTGACAAGTTAGCCAAGCCTTGTCTTGCTACGAAATCTTCATGAAGATGATTGAACACAGCTTCTGTCGCTCGAACATCATCTTCGCAATATGATTTCACCAAATCCCATTTTTCTTTAGGAACTGGTTCATCCCATCTCATACCAAGCTCGTGATGATCAATGCCTAATTCAATTTCCCATTTCTTTAATCCTTGTTTCTTAGCTGAGAAGTCATAAATATCCGTATACGACAAATTGAATGCATTTGGGAACAATGCATTACGTTTGCCGTTTACAATATCTTGACTTAACCTATACAGACCATCGTTTGTATAATTCAACCAACCCCAAGCATATAGAATATGATTATCATACTTGCGATTGTTGAATCCAACCAACTTCGTTCTGCATAGAGCCCTAACATCTTCAGGCTTTGGATTGATCAATGTCTTGACTGGATGCTCTTTCTCATCACCCTCGTCTTTGTAACAAATCATGAAAAGATTTGGAAAAACTTCCGTATCATAAAAGGTGATAGGACGTTTATCTTCTTTTTCATCTGGATCTGGAACCGCTGGAGCCTGCTTAATGTCGGATCTCCATTTCATGTTGCTCACAACTCGAAGACAATAATCCTTTTGATGTGTCGATCCTTCTGCGAATTTGGTCACCATCGGCTTCATGTCTTCTACATTGTATGGCATTTCGCTATCATAGGCTTCATCTAATAACTTGCAAATAAAATCAATACTTGGCTTCGTGCCAGGCATATACATCTTTTTGCAGTTATTAATTATAAGACGCCTAAGATGCTTTTCATCTTTAATGGTTTGCTCATTGATCATGGATTTTTCTCCTTTTAATGGAAGACCACTTGAAATATGAGCGATTGGAAGGTCATTACAGAAAGTCAACTTTCTTCTCAATGCCGACTTTCCTTTATAGACCTTGCATTCGATATTAACGTCGATCAAAGGCTTTAACTTCGTTGGGTCTCCATCATAAATATAATGTAGATGAACTCCTTTTCCACTCTTTGATAATTCAGCATATGTTGGTGGATATTTTGCAGCCGCTTCCAAGTTCTTTTCAAGGCTTTTCTCTCCGTCATCTCCTCGAATATCAAAATCGAGAACGATGTGATTTTCCGGGACTTGAACCCAATGAAGCTTAGATGTATCAATATCCTTTAAAGTTGTATGAACCATAGTCCATGGCTTTTGAGGATTACCAATATCATTATTCGCAGCATACTGTGCCAAATAATCGGCAGCGATCTTATCGAAATATGATTTCGTCTTATCTAACACTAATGGTTTGACTTTGATTTCAATCGGTTTCGATTCAGATCTATCTCCGTCTGACACGAATTTATTCCATTTGAATTCGCTGAATATATTGTTTCTTGTGGTCCTTCGTCCATGTACTACAGGTTTCGTGACGTTCTTGAAATATGATTCAAGCTCGCTGATGAAATCCTGTTTCTTCAATGTGATTGTGACATTTGCATCATCGCACCAGCCTTTGAAATCTCTCCATAATTGATCGCCATCCAGCGACTTTTCATGTTCGATTCGATCTAACTGTGACGATAGAAATGCATAAATATCATTCGTCCTAGCGACCATTTCTTTTGCAACATAGCCGCTATATGCCATTGGACCCATGGACTTGTAAACATCAAGGCAATGCTTAGCGATGCCTCCAAGCTCGTACTTAATATGATCCATGCAATCAAAATATTCACTGCTATTTAATGTGTTACCCGTTGGATAAACATCGATAAGCCTTCGAATGATTCCTGATCTAGAATCCGTTATTTGTACGGCTTTATTGGTCGCCATAAACATCATGGTTTTAGTTTTTATCGCATATCGCTTAACTCCTTTCTCATTAATAATGATCTCTTCATGACCTGAGATCTGATTGATTACCGTGTTATCTCGAATGTTGGAAAGATCTCCATCCGTTTGGATGGCAATCAATGGCGCATTCTTGAATACATCGGTTGCAAATGTATAGCCCTGACCAAGTTCCTTGGCGTTGAAATAGGAAATATAACCATCAAACAATTCTTGAATTATATTCAGAACGGTTGATTTTCCAGTTCCAGGATCTCCGCAGATGACGAAAAACTTTTGAACTTTATCAAGATCATTGCCATCAACGAGCAAACCAATTCCCCATTCCAATTTACGCCGTTGATCCTCGTCATAAATAGTCGACATCAACTTATCGTAAAATGGAGTTGGTGAATCTTCTAGAGAATATGATTCCTTAAAAGATGCATAATCCTCACGTTTAACATCGTCATTAGCAAACATGACTTTCTGATCCAAAAGGATTTTATCATCAGAAAGGCCTTTCATCTGAGTTAAATATCGATTCCATGCGCCATTGGACATGGAATTCATATACTCAACTACAACCTTCTCGCTCCCAGGTGGCGAATACGTTTCTGCGAATGATGCTAGATCATTATCAATTAATTCTGATAGATCATCAAGTCCTTTCTTCCAGAATTTACTTACTGGATCATATACTGCATAGAATTGACCACCTTTGATCAATAGATCATGATATCCACGAGCTTTTGGATCTGCGTAAATAACCATGGTGGACTTATTAGAACTCTTAGCACGAATAACCACCTGGTCCATGATACCTCCTTACGATGCTTTAATAAGCATACTTGTCGTATTCCACCATTTGATGATAAAGATTACATCTGGTGAAATCTTTGTTGGTATTAGGAACGATGTATAATCCGCCATTGCTTCCATCTGCAGAATATTCATGATTCATCATGATATTCACTCTGGATTTTACATACCTTTCTTCCTCGGATGTCAATCTTTTTCCAGAAAGATCTTGAATATTCAGGTTAATGAAGAATGTATGCATTAATTTTGTAGATTGATCTGGATTTAAATCTGACCAATTTTCAAACATATGCACCATGCCAATTAGCACTTCAAGAAAACTTGCCTGATTTGGAAATGGGACTATCGGATAATCTCCAAATTCAGCATAATAAGATTCTCGAAGCTCCATGCCATCAGCTTCACGATCCTCGTCCAAATATATCGTGTATTTGAATGGGATCGAATGCAGAATCTTGCATACTCCGAAATATTCCGATAATCCCACATCTTTAAGATTGACAAGCCAATTCAAATATGATGGCTTATCTTGATCCATATTGCTCCTCCATCTCATCTGCCTTCATTTTATTGATTCGATGTGATGGGACATATGGATTTTTAATACCAAAAATGGCTTCCTGATATGATTCCGGATTTCGAACGATTTCATAATCCGTCTTCAAATCATCATTTCGGCACCAAACCACATTCGGATCTGAAGATTCACTGAACTTTCCAAAATGATTCAAGCAAATTATATTAATGAATTCTTCTGGACGATCAATAAGCTGCCTTCCGAATGCGAGCATATCATCGCCTTCATAATAATCAATATGATCTGTATCGATAAAATCTGGAGCATTATTATGCTCTTCTTCGGAGATCAAATATCTCGGTTCTTCTGGATCAATAGTTTCATCGAATCGTTTCTCCATGATCGAAAGCATCGTGCCCTCGATCAGATCTTGAACGCCATTGCATTCATCGATCTGAGATTGTTCTTCACTATTAAAAGGACCATCCACTCGATCCCATCCAATATTAATCTCATGTGGAACATCGGTTCGTTCTTCATGGATCATTTCATTTTCACTTCCTTCATTTGTGGATGACTCATTCTTCAACTTCTTTACTGCTTCGGAATAATCATCATATTCATTTTGGATTCCTTCGAGCATGTCTTCCCATTTGGTTTTTGTTGATTTATACGATGCGTTCATTGCATCAATTTGACGACCGAATGAATCTCTTTGCTCGCGAAGTTGATCGACTTCTTTTTCCAGATCTTTCAATGGAACATACTTTCGGATTACTTTAAAATATAAAGTCACTCCGGTGGCAATCATTCCGATTGCTACTCCTGAAGTAAAACATCCAATTTCTCTATTCGTCAGACTTGGAAGCTTCATCGTTTGCTCCTTTTCGATCCCTTTTAATTTTATTAATAAAATAGCAACTGGCGGCACTCGCTCCAATAATTCCTCCGATAATTAAGAAAACCATACGATTTTCTTCAATATATTTATCGAATTGAGAATTCATTCTTTCAACTATAGCAAGGTCACTTTTATTTGCACATGTTATCGTCGATCGAATAAAACCCTGAAGATGCGATTCCGGACCAGCATTAACAATTCCCATTCCATATCGAGCTTCTTCGATATCAGAAGCGGAGATTGCAAGAATATCTAATACATCAAGATTTTTCATTGCAAAGAATCCTTAATCGCATTGACAATTTCTTTATCATCGAGCAGAATTTCTTTGAATATAGAATCCACAAATGTATTCGAATATCCCGAATCATGTCCCATGATTCTTAATACGTTTTTCGCATCTTCGGAATTATACACCCCGTTTTTATAAATCAAAGATAAGCGTTCGCCAAAACCTACACCTTTGATAAATCCCTCCGATGCGGAAACATTCATGCTATTTTTTGTGGCAAAATATAAGGAAGCTGCGACGCCAAATGCAATCATAGCTTGAGTACTAATATTAACCATGATTCGGCGCTTGTTATCAGTAACAATCTTTTCTTTCATTTCTTCAACCAAATCATAATCAATCTTTTCACTATCTCGAGCTTGATTAAGTTCATTAACACGTTCTTCAGCTTCTTTATTAGCTGCTTTAGTTGCAATTTTATCAGCGACAATTATAGATGCAACTGCAACAGCGCCAATGATAATCCCTTTTACAAGATTCTTAACATTCATGATGAACTCCTTAAATATAAAAGCTAGGACCAAAGCTTCTCTACCTTGGCCCTAGCTTATAAAAATATGAATCAGATGCGATCGTAAATAAGTTCGTTCGCATTGAAATGAAGTAGAATACCCATGCGACCATCCCAAGGCTGATCATTCTTGAAATCCCAAGGATCATCGTTACCGTTGAAGATGCCGAAATCAACAACTTCATCGGGACCGTCGCCATCATTAATCCAACCCATCACTGCTCCAGCAGGAGTATGGCTCATTCCAAGCATATCATAAACTTCATTCAAGAACAGATGTCCTTGATAATCCAGTTTATTTTGAGCCTGAGTGAGCGCTGTACGAAGCTGAGCGACATTCAGATCAGGATTATTCCTGTCGAAATATGGCGAGAACTCATCGAAGAACCGTTCCTGAGGCCCAACAACCGTATCTTTGCTGTTGTCCTTGGTTTCGACTTTCTTGCCTTTCTTGCCTTCCACAACAGGATGCTCGACGGCATTGATGTATTCTTGATCGACAACTTCACCATGATCCGCAATCACATGCTGGCGATAATCATTGAATTTTGCCACAGTTGCTGCGAATGCAGTCGCGACTGCTGTATAGCGCTTAGACATAATATTATGAGCGCTAAGGATTGATGCAATTGAAAGACCAGTGAGAATGACAGCTGGAGCATACAGTTTCCCATATGCAACAACCGTTTGCATGGCTACGATCTGTCGATCGGCGGCTTCTTCATTGTCCGTATACTCCATCCCCTCTTCAGGATGGTTCACTACAATGTTGCGAGCTTTCTCGATCTTTTCGATATTTTCATCTCGTTGCTCTTGGACTGCTTCAAGCTTTGTCGTTGCAACTGCTGCGGTAACAGTCGCGCCTACTCCCAGAATAATACCTGTGGCAGTCAAGATCTCAGGCGAATATTTGCTGAGAACAAGCTTTGCTTTGTAAGCATTTCGAACCAAAGTCATCTTGATGGACATCGTTTTCTCCTATTAATCCTTATAAGCATTCCACGACATTAGAAACCAATTATTGGATTTCATATAGCGGAACACCACTTTTTGACCATTAAAATATGTACACTTGATCGTATGTTTATCCATGATGGAATATGATTTTGTCATTTCATAACATGATGGGAACATATCATGAAAGATATCAATCGTTTTCTTCATGATCATATCTTTCCAATGTCGCTCGATCGCGATTCGGATCGAATATGAATTTCCACCACTTCCATGCATATTCGAAGATACATGAATATGGCGTTCGACCCTTATAATTGACCGTTATGTTTATTGGATCTTTAATTTTTGGAAAATAACGAATGATTCGACCACGATACAATCGTGCTTCATCATCCATCGTTTTCTTTGTATGATTTGAATTCATATCTTTCATAAAGAATGTTTCAACATATGGATCTTTTAACATTTTTATCCCTTTACTTTTCAGTCAATGGAATTGGACGAGGGAGATTGATTAAATATCCATTTCTGGTCGCTTGAACCGAAGATCCACGCATATCAGTCCATCCCCATCCACGATCCGTGTATTGCGATGTGATGCCTACGAGATCATAAAGATCGCTCACATGCACCACGCCATAACTATCGACTAGATCATTCATTTGAGATAGGACCTCTTCAGCATCGGCCCTATTTTCCAAAACAATCTCATCGAAATCGAATTGTTGTCTGGCTCTTGGTGTTATGACTCGCATATTTCCACCTTGTGACGCCTTGCCGTATGAAATATAACTAGGACGACCGCCAAGACGGCTTCTACGTCGATCATCCATGGATTCGCCATAAAGCATACGTTCAGCGCCTTGTTTTAAAATATCAAGCACAACGCCAACCATATCCATGGCCATGTTTCTGGCTGCGGGGATCATAACATCATTAGCCATATAAGATCCAACATCCTTAAGATCTCCACCAAGGAATTTCTTAACTGGATCTTTCTTTTGTGATACCTTTCCGGTTGTCACTTTCTTGATCTCTTTTGGCTCCTTGGAATTCTGATCCTTAAGTCCCAATGCTTCTCTAGAAATATCAATTTCAGCCATGAATTACTCCTTTAAAAAGGGAGAGCCTATTAAGACTCTCCCTTAAAATATGAATGTTACTTATTCAGCTGTGCCAAATAAGCCTTCTGCTCATCCGTAAGACCATCAAGAAGCTGCTTGTTATCCTCACTCAGGAGCTTCTTGGTAGTGTCCGCCGGGAACAGATTCTTGATGAAATCGAGCAAACGGTTACCATCATCATCCAGCAATGCAGCAATAAGCTCACCATATTCATCAGAATTAATGAACTCTTCAGTTTCAGATGCATTCTTAACGAACTTGGTAACCTTTTCGCCTTCCGCATTCGTAGTGGAAACACGCTTTCCGTACGAAATCTTCACAAGATATTCGAGCATATCGAGCAGAATATCGGACAACTTTTCATTCTCTTCATCCGTTCGATTGTCGCCCTTATCAAGCATAGCCTGAACATCATTCTGAATCTTCTCGAACTTCTTATATTCATCGGTTCGACGCAAACGAATCAGATCGGTCTTCGAAATATGGAAGTAGAGATCCTCGCTAACGTTGTTGCCATCGATGTCGACGAAGTTGATAGTTTCCTTAATCATATTGGATCCTTTCTAGATCTTTATTTGTTTTCCTTGTTCATGAGAGCCTCAGCGGCTTCACGAATATCTTTATCTCTTTGAGACAAGATAAAATTTCCAGTGATTCGATATGCATACTTTGATGCAAGCGAACCGAGTACCCCAACACAAGCCTCTTTACCGACCTTAACCACGATCGGCTTGACGACAGGCCAGGCGGACTTCGCGATGTTGATGATTGCAGACATGATTTAACTCCTTTATACAAATATATCAATGAAGGTTACGATAGTTTGGAGATGGTGGGACCTTAAAGTCGATTGCCAAAACCGGCTTTCCATCCTCATTACGAATCATGGAACTAAATGTGAGATCGACTTGATTATCAGAAGACCAACCAATATCATCTCCAGCTCCGATGGGACCAAGACCAATCGCTTCATAAAATGAATTCAGATCTGCATACATTTCAGAATTAATTTCGAAATTAATATCATTCTGTGCTTTGCGGATCTTTTCCATCGTTGAACTGAAATATCTTCCAGAGAATGCATCATAGCAGAGAACATCGCCATCTCCAATCAGAACGGTCGCGCTTTTACTATGATCTTTACTTTCTTTCTCTTTCAAATATGAATCATCGATTTGCTTCAATTGATCCTTATCAACGATCTCTTTCACTTTATCTCGATAAAGCCTCGATGCTTCGGTGGCCATCGTATATGCTCCAGAATATGCGACAATTTTTCCTGTCCCAATCTGATGTGTTCCAACAATTGCCGCCACTGTAGCTCCAACCGTTAATACCGTTGGAATATAGCATGGCGCTACTTCCTTTACGAGATCAATTCCTTCCGGAATCTCTTCTCCATTTGCAACTTTATCAGAAATAAGATCATTCGCAGCTAATGTGTTTTTGGATGCCACAACAGCAGTTGCAACTGTTCCGAACACTGCTATACTTGTCAAAATCGTTCGACTGTTTTTACTTAAGAACCTTTTTCCGGTTCTAACTATATCAGCCACCATTCCTCCTTAAAATATAAAAGACAAAGCCTAAGCCGCATGTGCGACTTAAGCTTTTAGAACTTATTCCTGAGTTTCCTCAGAAGTAGATGGTTCAGATGATTGGATCTCATCGTGCGAGGATTCAACTTCGCCTTCGATTGCATACCGATCGAAATCATCATTATCGGATTTTCCAAGACTTGTCAACAGGACGATGCCAGTAACGGCAGCGGCTCCGATTGCAATATCTCGAATAGTCTTCGAATGATCTTTCAACCAAGTAACAATCTTATTAGGCTGAGCTTCAACCTCGTTGTTGGTGGTTTCCTTTTCATTGTTCTGATCAACCATTTTATACTCCTTAAATAATCAGTTGTATGGTTCTCATTAGAAGCGATGAATGTTTCGCGAATTAGGCTTCTGGCAAATATACTGTGTCATCGCCTTCTTCCGGATGTTCATCATAATCGATTTCGTCTTTTTTAAAAGCTGAAATATATCTTCTTATTCTTAACGATTCCTCCTCAACGGTTCGAGGATAAAGGTTCCCATCGGACGTTCGTTTTCTTCCGTCCGATCGAAGATCACAAAGATCTTTAAATCTTTTATCAAGGATTTCGAACCTAGGAGCATCGTCGGTCTCTCTGCGAAAAACTTCATCGTAGTCATCGCCTCGAGTCAGTACTCTATTAATTCGAATGCTTGCTGGAACGTCTAAATATACTGCGAAACGATCTTGAACTTTGTCTCGGATCTCCATGAACCCTTCTGGGTCCAAAATCGTTACATTATCCTCATTTGCATTGATATCATTAAGATCTATGCCATAACGCCAAACTCCTTTTGTTGTATTGTATTCTCTAATGGCGTAAAGATGATCATTCATGCTATTGAAAATATCATCATTAACGAATTGATAATCCTGATGTTCATCCTGACTAGGACGAGGCGGACGTGTCGTAACAGATTGAACGATTCTATATCCATGTTTCTCTAGATCATGAGCTATAGATGTCTTCCCAGATCCTTGGCGTCCTAATAATATAACATGCATTAATGGAACTCCTTGAACTATATAAAAGACAAAGCCTAAGCCGCATGTGCGACTTAAGCTTTTAGAACTTACTCCTTATCGGATTCAGGTTCTTTGATGGCTTTCGAAATATCATCTGCTATTTCTTCATCTTGCTTCTTGCCGACGTGATAGAATGCCGCAAATGCAGCAATGCTAAGCACTCCGGAAATCAGGGTATAGATGAGAGTAGCAAGAGTGTACTTCTTGAAAAATTCACCAAACTTCATGATAACTCCTTAAATAGTAGTTGGTTCTCATTAGAGGATATGAATAACTCGCGAATATAAAAAGACAAAGCCTAAGCCGCATGTGCGACTCGGGCTTTTGAAAGGATTAAACTTTCAGAATATCAAATTTTAGGTTTCGGAATAAAACTTCCGACCCTTGAAGTGATCGTATGATCTTGCTCGAAAATAAGCAGGGCCATGATACCAGCCAGAGACAATCCGGCCTTAATGAGATTCTGAATGGTTTCGTTCTTCTGACGATTATAATCATTCTTGACAGCAACAAGATTTGTCAACTGTTCCACGTCATTTGGTGGAAGTTCTTGCTTCTTTTCAATGACGGATCCAGTCGGATTTCCTTCTGTGTCGAGAGTATCTTTCACCGTTTCAGAAGTCGTAACCATTTCGACCTCTTTAGGCCATTGTCCTGTCTCTGGAGGCTCATCTGACTCAGCCATTCGATCTAAAATCTTGTTGATTTCCTTCTCGAGTTTCTGGTTAGTTGATTCCTTGAACTTGAACATAGTTACTCCTTTTGTTAGATGTACCTTTCATTAGAGGCAATGAAAAAATCGCGATGAAAAAAAAAAAAGAAGCCCTATGAATAGGGCTCTTATGGAATGGGTAGAATCAGAAGATACCAGTAATGAGCAAGACAGGTGCAATTATCAAAATTGCGATAATAACAACTCCAGCCCAAATAATGGTCTTCAGCAAATCCTTAAGCGGTTCCATAATAATTCCTTTCTAATAGATGTGCTTCTCATTAGAAAGCATGAATAACTCGCGAATATAAAAGACAAAGCCTAAGCCGCATGTGCGACTCGGGCTTTTTTTTTTTGAATATCCTTTCTATTCGATGTTATTTTCTTTTTCAGCTTGATCTGATAGCAGGCTAATAGTTCTTGACGATAGTGAAGCATTGAAAACGATGTTAAACATCTTAACATGCGACCAAATTGAACGAGTTTTCTCTGTGATTACGGCCAATTCAGAATAGCTCTGAGCTTCTTCCATAAGCTGTTTTCCAGACTTATTTCCAAGCTCTTCGTATTTTGTATAGTTGTAATCATAATAGAAATTATAATCATCCAACTCAATCGGCAATAGTTTGTCGATGATTTTACTAAACATTTCAATATCTTCGAAACTAACGTTTTCAATAACCACGGTAGTATCGGATTTTGCTTGAGTAAACATAATAACTCCTTAAATAGTAGTTGGTTCTCATTAGGAGCCATGAATATTTCGCGACAAAAATAAGAGCCCATGTAGGACTCTCATTGTCAATACTAGAATATGCTATGGATTTCATCTATTTTATTGAAGATCTGATCTTTACGATTCGCTCCCCATGTTTCGATATCGAATATAGTCATGATGCAGTATCCGAAATCGAATTTATCGCAATCGAGTTTCTTCACGTAACGAAGAGACCTTAAAGTGCGAATAAGATAGTCGGCTTCTGAATCATTTTTACATTCAATACCGAAAGGCGGAAGCGTTTCGACATTGTTAATGATCTTATCAATAATAAGCATAATAACTCCTTAAATAGTAGTTGATTCTCATTAGAAGACATGTTTATTACGCGACAAAAAAATAAGAGCCCATGTAGGACTCTTATTCATCAAACCAATGTAAGTTTGTTGATGTAATCTTCAGCAATGTCAATATTCTCAATAGTCTCACTAGCAACCATTACGCGTGGAAGTTCGTTGGCATTCCTCCAAATTTCAACTTCAGCAGTTGGAATAATAGAGCGAAGGCCATCACGAATCTTTTCACAAGTAATGTTGCTGTAATGGTGGCTACGGTAGAAAAAGTTGACGTTCATGATAACTCCTTAAATAGTAGTTGGTTCTCATTAGGAGCCATGAATATTTCGCGACAAAAAAGAAGAGCCCATGTACTAGACACGGGCTCTTAAATATCACTTAGTTTCTTCAGCCTTCGGAGCCTCAGCGGTCTCTTCAGCCTTCGGAGTCTCAGTGGTCTCTTCAGCCTGCTGAACCTTCTCAGCATTCATCTTAGCATAGACTTCCAAGGCAGCGGAACTGTAATTAGAAGTCTTATGCGCCTGAGCCGAATCAACGCCAAGAATCGCACCGATAAACACGCCAAGTGCTGTAATCACAGTCACAGTAGTGGAAGTGCCGCTCCAATTAGCAGATCCGCCAATAGTCTGAACTAGGACCGCCAAAGCAGGAAGCACGATCAACGCAACCCACTTTACAATATCATAAACTTTATCGGGAATAAGGTAGTTCAATTCGTTCTTGATATCAGTGTTGTCCGTCATATTTTTCTCCTTTGTTGTTTAATCGATCTTTTTGAAAGGTAAACTTTTAACACGATCTATTATTTCTCCAGCAATCCCATTCGCGCCCATATCCAAATATGGGTCTGCTAGATACTTCTCGAAATCATCGAGTTCTTCTTTAGTGATCCATCCTCGATCGATAAATATCTGTCCGGTTTCTATGATCTTGAAATGAGCCAATCCCTTCAAGACCATTTCTTCATTTTTCTCACGGCTAAACCGTTTTGATATGAAGCTCCAAAGTCCACCGGATGCAAATATGGAACCGAAGATGGTGACTAACATTTCATAGAAATTCATATCAATCCATGTGGCTCCTTTCTTATAAATTAAGAGATACGTCGCCATATATAGACCGAAATATAAGGCATTAAAGCTTTTTCTTCATAGCAACGTTCTTCAGTTCCATTACTTGATGGCGATCTTAGCGCTGGACCGTATATGTCATGATGACCCGAACTTATCGCTCTTCGAAGAAGTCCACCGCCGTTATGATGAGTCCACGTCACAGAAAGATTACCATTAGTTATCTCTTCAATACCAAGAGGAAGCCAATGGCTATGCGTCTTTGATCCGCCGGTTTTACCGAAAGTAAAATCGGAATCGGTGTCGGATGCAGAAACCATCACACATCCTTCGGCATATCTCTCCCATGTCCCACCGAAAAGACTAGCTGGAGAGGTATTGTTGGTGCTGTAATATAAAGAACCAACGGGTTGAATTCTATCAAGAATTTTCTTGACTAGATGTTCAACCCCCTCATAATCAAGATAACTAACCATATTCAATACTCCTTAAATATCAGGCTTGCGTCCACTGCGTGATACCTGTAGCGCCCGGTTCCCAGACATTCGCATCAACGTTCGAGACCCAATGCTTGTCATTATGACTCACTTTGGCGTTCTTAGGATATGCATTTGTGGCATCAGTAGGTTGTACCCATTCAGGCCATTCATTTTCAGTCGGTGGATTTGTCGCTTCACCAGATCCAGCGATCTTCTTCCAGCCATATACCTCAGGCTTCCACACATTATAATTGATTTCCGATTCATAAACATCAGAATTGAATACGACTTTGTCGCCCTTCTTATATGCATCAGTGGCACCAAGAGGTTGGGACCATGGATAGATCCCATCCTTATCAGGTTCTCCAATTCGTTTCCAAAGCGAGGTTGCCTTATCAGGAGTATACTCTGCTTTGGCATCAGAAGGTTTTACTTCCTGAAGCGCCCTCCATAATCCATTCGCGTATCGAACAACTTCACCGGCCTGATAAGATTCTTCATTGCTATAAGCGGGAATAATCGGAGAAATATCAATGATCTGAGCATCACTGAAATTAGTCACTGCGGAAGACAGCATTAGTTTGATGAAATTCTTTTCGGCCTCATCCACATTATTATTCTCAGCTGACTCGGCCTTGTCTTTCTGAATCTGATCGAGTTCTTCAGCTGTATATGGAGTATAGCGCTGAATGGCTTCTTGCTCATCGTAGGCATCTTTAGCCTCAATGCCAGGAGTATCGATGACGGTCTTGACGTCCTGACCGAAGATGACTGGATTGCCTTGAGCATCCTTTACTACTTCACCTTTTTCATCCTTTTCATAATAAGTATGAAGAACTTCGATGTGCGATTTTTCTTCAACAGCAGCTACGGCATCATGATGGACCGTGATGGTCTCATCAACCAGTTTTCCCTTATCCAGATCAACTTCATCAGAAGTGAGCTCCTTACCATTTTGATCAAGAATTCGCATGATCACCCTTTCACTTAAATTGTAAACATTGAATCGATTTGGCTATCGCTAATTGGAGTAAATGCGCTCGGCTCGGTTACAATCGTATCCTTCAGCAGTTGCTGATACTCATCTCGCCAACTGTCAATAAAAGCACTGGCGTCGATAGTTTTAAGCAAAGCAGATATAAACGGCGTTCCCGATTTATCAACGCCAACTGCGTATTCGATGTTGCTAGCAAGAATACTAGTCGCAGCTGCTGGAATTGTAATATATGCAATTGCATATTGATGCACTGTATCGGAATTCGTCAACTGAGGCTTTTTAACCTGATTGCTGGAGGTGCCTTCAATGACCTTGAAAGAATTAATTCGTGTTTCTTCGTTAATTTCCAAGACAATTGCATCGATTCGCCTCAATGTAGGATCGCTCGATGATAAACTCAATGAAAGTGGAGTATCCAGAATAGACCAACGATGATTAAACCATGCCTTGCCGGTTCCAACTGTCACAGACATTCCAGAGGATGCCGGAGAGACCTTGAATGCGTTTCCATATGTGGCGAATACGCCATTACTGATAACTCCATCAAAGAATCTTCCAAAATCCAACGAATTATATTTTCGATCGCCATTTACTGAATCATAAAAACCATATTCCAAAGCCATAAGTCACTCCTTAAATAGGCTCGAGAGTTGGATATTCATTGTATCCAGAGCTAGAGTAACTGAAAATATACTCAGTTACTCTAGCTTGGAAATCCATACCATATGAATTAATAACTTCTACGATATCGCCTAGATTGTAATCGGTCCCATAAACATATCCGATTCCATCAGTGGAACAAGTGAATCCAGCAATGTTGGCCAATTCTTTAAGCTTCGAATCGCCCTGCCATTGAAGCTGTTTAACAACGTCCGAATCGGAAGTATTTTCATTGCCGATAACGGATTCTGATTGAAAGACTTCTTTACGATCCAAACCAGATGGCTCATTTGAATTATCCGAATATCTCCACGTTGTCACTTTATAGGTATGATTGTTCACGGTTCTTTCAGAACTCATAAATATGGTATTCTTATAATCGGAATTAGATTCAGTATATTGCATATCGGAAATTGGCATATACTTAGGCGAAAACACAATTCTCTGATTTTTAATCTGATTAGTTGATCGATCCAGACCGGTATATAGTTCGAAATAGAACTTATGATCCGAATTGATCTTTTTATCGCTTGTTCCAATCAATTTATAACCGATATCATTATCAGAGCATAGATCGTTAAAAAGTTCGTAAACCGAGGTGCCGCCTTCGACTTTTTGATCGATATTTTTTGCGCTACCTGATTTATCTAGAGAATCTTTCCAAATAATCTGGTCGATTTTTCGTTTGGAAGCACTCGGCGATATAATATTCCAATTCAGTACATTGTGGATAACCGTATCGAGTTTACCAGTGATCTGAGAATCTCCGGTGATAACTCTTCGATCCAGAATGGACTCCAATGAGCGACCTGTGATTTTGTATTTATCCAGGCCGCCATCGGAGCCCTGCTCGTAGTCGAAATCCTCAACGATCATCAATCGTTGAGATCGTTCGAACCAAATATAATAGCCTGGCTGAACCAAACTATATATATCATATGACATGGGCACAACAATTTCAAAATCGCCAGATTCATTATATCTTTCGGTCCAAATAAATGACTCAAAATTATGAATAAAACGAACCAAATTTAAGTTGTTATCATACAGAGCGATCTTAAGAGGGGATCTACGATTTCGATCATTATTGAATATAACCATCTAGACCCCCTCATACTGTGTAGTAAATTCGATAGACATCGAAACCTTATCTGAATTGTTCTTGATCGAATATACGAATTCATTATCGCCAGGCGTTAAGCATAACCAATCGCTCAAAGGATCGATGGCGTTTATAATGTCTACTTCTTTGCTGGATTCGGTTCCACTATTTGAGGTGTAATTAACAAACGTAGCAGTTCGAACATCATTAGTTCCATCAATTACAATTTCATCTAATGCGCCAATACCCTCTCCAATTAAAGACTTAATCGTATCATATTTCAAAGTCATCGACTCATTCATGGTCAAATTATATATGGTTATATCATCTGTAATGGGACCGGAGAAAGACAATCGAATAATAGCATACGGGTTGCCTTCACCATCATATTCGATGGTCTTTCTCGTCAACATGGTGATAATACCAAATTGAAGCAGTTTTTCAGTTGTCGATTCATTCGAAAATGGGAATTCAAACGCATCATCAGTTGTGGTGAAATTCACATATGTTGATCCCGAGGCTTCCAGCCAATAAGGATCGCCGCACATAATCGAAATCGAACAACCTTCAACGTCATCTGCATTATCGGAAAAGATCGTTGGCTCATTCGATTCGACATAGCCATTGATGATGCAATATCTATAATCAGTCAAGATCCCAAATGTAATCTGCCCCATGATCGGAAAATATCGATACGATTGATGGCGAAGCGCTTCAACATCAGATCCGACAAACAAAAGATCAAGAACTATATTCCTGCTCTCTGCTTTTGCCATATTAAAGATTCCACCATCACGAGTAGCAATATCCGAGAATGTCAAATTTGCTTTCATCGGTCCGAGGCCATCGATGTTTTTGACCAAGAATCCAGATTCTTGAGGGTTTGTTAATTCCATTGTAAGGATTTCATTTTTGGAATTGATTATAAATACACTTTTTATCATTTTCCAAATCCTTTCTGGTTCTTAAGCCTAGACATTGCACTCTTAGTCTGTCGATAGATATCGATAGCATCGAGGGCCTTAGGTGATGTATTGTTCTGAGTGAACTCGTAATTATTAATAACTTGATTCGGTTGAGTCTGTTTATTACTAGAAGTTCTAGTAAAGTCACCTTCGAATCGGTTTATCAATCTAGTAGAATTTCCATTCATGTCGAAGGTCGAATTGCTTGCCATCATAGATTTAATATTGGCTGATTGTTTTTTGACATCGCTCAAGTCAACTACGGGTCGAATAGTTGGATTGAAATCGGGATCGACACTCAAACTATTAATGACCGATTGTGTCGCATCTAAAACTTTACTTGCCATTTTGACGGATTTATCTTCAGCCATATCAGAGTATTTATCAAGACCGATAGCAAGTCCTTGATCCATGTACATACCAAGTTCAATGAACTTCTTCGAAGGAGAGTGAGAAGCAACTGCTTCTTTTGCAGCTTCCAAAGCAGCTTTACCCAAAGCACTACCAGCATTAGTGGCTAGATACTTATTATTGCTAATACCAATCGCAAGACCGCTAGCGATATCAGCACCAAGCTCAACGGCAGTTCTATATGCCCCTCCATCGTTAATAGCATTTGCGACTTTATTACCTAAACTCTTAGCGGCATTTACAGCTCCGCTCGTATTCCTATTAATTCCATCCCGGACGCCATTTGCAATTTCTGAACCAAGTTTGGAAGCTGTGGTTCTAGCGGAAGGAATGATGGAATTGATGGAAGAAATTATTCTGCTGCCCATATTTGAAATCGTATTAGCAATACTATTAGATGCAGCGCTAATCTGCGATACTGTAGCAGCGAATGCCGATTGCATACCAGCTTGCATTGATTGAGCCGCAACAACGATTGTCTGGGAATTGGATTGAATTCTATATCCACCAGAACTGATCGTAGATACGATGCCATTCATACTAGATGCCACTGAAGCATGAGCGGCGTTAATCGCAGACACAAATCCAATACTCACTGTGGATGCAGCGGCCGTAAGAGCGGATTGCATTGTTCCAAGAGCTGCTGTAAGCGAACCGGTTTGCGTCAGAATGGTATTAGACAATGCTGCAAAGTTGGATCCAACATTTGCCACACTGGCAGCAAGAGCGGTATTGAACGAAGTAAGTCCAAGATCGCCAGCCTGAGCCATCGTGTTCTTGAAAGTAAGAACTCCACTGAAGTCTTTGCCAGCCAATGAAGCCATAGCGTTTGCAAGACTCTTTACTGCTGAAATGGAAGAGGTTATGGTCTCGACAGCAATACCAACCGTATTGGTGGCAAAGTTCTTAAGACCAACACCAGCTTGAGTTGCAGCTGTAATGAATCCAGTGGTAGCTCCATCAAGTGCCGGGAATGAAGTAAGTGCATTTTTCAAAGACTTCAAAGAAGCAATCGCAACGATGGTATTTTCTAAGGAAATGCCGGATGTATTCGTTACAAAGTTCTTAAGACCAATACTAGCTTGAGTAGCAGCTGTGATAAACCCTTGAGTCCAAGTGGCTTCAATACTGATTGAACTAAATTCCACAAGAGCGTTACGAAGCTTATTCACCATGCTTATAGATGTGGAAACATCCTGATTACCCACTGCAGAGACATTCGTTATAAACGCCTTTAATCCAGCAGAAGCCTGACGACAAGCAGTAATGAACCCGGTCGTATTATCTTCCATTGGCTGGAACTTGGCGAGAGCGCTACGAACCTTTCCTAAAGAAGAAGCAGCCCAATCGATATCCACTTCACCCAAAGATCCAGTTCCAGATATAAACGCCTTTAATCCAGCAGAAGCCTGACGACAAGCAGTAATGAACCCGGTCGTATTATCTTCCATTGGCTGGAACTTGGCGAGAGCGCTACGAACCTTTCCTAAAGAAGAAGTAGCCCAATCAATATCCACTTCACCCAAAGATCCAGTTCCAGATATAAACGCCTTTAATCCAGCAGAAGCCTGACGACAAGCAGTAATGAATCCAGTAGTATTATCTTCCATTGGCTGGAACTTGGCGAGAGCGTTTCTAAGAGCTGCCAGATTTGTAAGACTGGTGCCGATATTTTCAATACCAGATACATTATTAGAATAATTCTTTAAACCAATTCCCGCCTGAGTTGCAGCTGTAATAAATCCGGTAGTCTTGCCTTCGATACCATTAAATCCAGCAAGCACATTTCTGAGGGAACGCAAAGAAGAAATACTGCTCTGAACTTTATCAAAAGATCCACCCTTAATAGCATTGGCATAACTGCTTAAACCACTTCCAACTTCTTTAGCTGCGGAAGCGAAACCAGAGAAACTTCCAACTTTAAAGTCTCCTGCCATTGCGCTCTTCAAAGTTTTAATGGAACCAATCGAAGCGGTAAGACTATCGAGATTGACGCCCTTTAATTTATCGACATAAGCTTTTAAGCCATCTGCAAGAGCCGAAAGACTGGAGGACAATTGACTAAAATCTTGTTTGCCTGTAAAGAATCCAGCCACGCCACCTGACTTAGGCATCGTATTCAGCATATTTATAAAGGATTTAACCGCTGGGACCGATGCGCTTATGGCACTTGCATCAAACCCTTTTCCACTAACCTTCTTAGAATATGACACCAAAGCATCCGCAAGACCGCTAAGACCGGTTGAAATTGTACTCCAATTTTGCCCACCAGCGATCTTCTGCCAAAGACCATTTCCAGTCGGTAAGGCCGTGAGAAGCTGGGATAAAGTCTTCCCAGCATTAGCCGCGCTTTGGACGGCAGCCTCATCAATCTTTCCAGCCACAGTAGAAGAGAAGGTTGCAATCGCTGTACCAAACGTCCTAAGGCCATTGCTAATAGTAGACCAATCTTTTCCACCGATGAACGTTTGTAGCAATCCATCAGAAGAAGGGAGATTATTCAACAAATTTGTAAGAATCTGTCCGGCATTTGCGGCCGTTTGTATCGCAGACCCGTCTATTTGTCCGGAGACAATGGATGAAAAGTCAACGATCGCATGACCGAATGCTACTAATTTAGGCCCAAGGCTCGAGAAATCGGCTCCTCCTGTTAGGAACTTGGTGATACCGTCCAGAAGATTAGCAGCCGTTAACTTTAATATCATATTGGCAATATTGCCAGCGGCATCCACAACTGAAGAATCAATAAGTTTCATTGTGGTTATAAATGGAGTCAACTTCGTAGCAAAGCTTGAAAGTGCTTCGGCCAAAGTGGGGAGACTGCTGGCGATTTGTTCTATAGCAGATCCGGCAATGGCCCCAATGAAACTTCCAATGACTTGACCTAGAATGGTTCCGATTTTGACTAAAAGTTGACCGCCTTCACCGACGAGCCAATCAAATCCTGGAATCTGAGAAAGAGCTCCAGCAGCAACCAAAATCGTAGCAATTCCAGCAATAGCTATTCCAAGATTCGTAACGGCGGGAAGTGCAGCTCCAGCTGGAACAGCCTTAAGAATCACCAAAGCAGCGCTAATAGCCAGAAGTAATGTTGAAAGTGCCACCGCATTAGGCAGTGCATTCTTAACATTCAAGGCACTCATAGCAGCGAGAATCAGAGCCAAGGCAGCTGTAACCGCAGTCATAGCAATCATTGCTGATATGGCGCTTCCGGTCATTGGAGAAATCATACTCATCAGCTTTAATGATCCAGACATGGCAATCATTAGAGTTCCAAGTGCAACAGCATTGGGTAGTGCATTTTGAATATTCAAGGAACTCATAGCAGAGAGAATCAGAGCCAAGGCAGAAACAATACCGAGAAGCATTGCCATAGAAGGAAGGAGTTTTGTAAGAGTTCCTCCCTCATTAACAGTCGACAAGATCTTAATCGATCCGGTCATAGCAAGAATCAAGCTACTAAGACTTGCGGAATTCGCAAGCGCATTCTGTACATTCAATGCGCTCATGGCAGCCAGAATACCAGCTAAAGCAGTGATCACCAAAAGCATCACACTAGTGGAAACCAAAGCATTCACGGCATCTTTCTTCATGGCAGCAAGTTGCTTGAACATTACACCAAGAAGACCAAGTGTAGCAACAGCACCGAACAAAGCAGTTGCGTTACCAGTAGCAGCTGCCGTTCCAATCGCTGAGAAAATAGCCTCAAAGATCCTGCCAACCGCTTCTGTGATCTCTGGAGCATGATTTGCAACGGCATTAAGAATATCAACCAGGATCTTAACGAGATTCTCAGTAATAGTTTCTGAATGCGCCGCAACCTTCTGAAGAACTTGGTCGATCATTGTAACCGTGGCTTCTGCTATGGCTGGAATTTGAGTAGTCAACCATGCAAGAAGCTGTGTGACAATACTTCCAAGCGATTCCAGAATCTGAGGAAGTGCTGCATTAATAACTGCAAGAGCTCCGACAATAGCAGTCATTAAAGACTTTATAAGTGTCGGAATAAACTGTATCAAAATATTCAAAGCATTTGCGAGAATTCCAGCAGCAGCTGATCCAGAAGCAGATAGTGCTACTAAACCGGCACCAGCCAATGCTATTCCAGCACCCATAGCAAGAATCGCAACACCAAATACAGCAACTGCTTTAGACAAAGCCATAAGTTGGGTAGCGAATGGTCCGAGCATTTTGCTTGCAAATACAAGACCGAATAGAACTCCATAGAATGCGCTCAAACCTGAAACTATGCCATCGAATGGAATACTTGACATCGTCTTCATGGCAACCGCCATGACTACCAAAGCCCCTGAGAATGCCGCAATTCCAGCTGAAACTTCTAATAAGTTGCCAGATGAAAGCAACTTAACAGAGCCGACCAATGCAAGCATTAAGCCAATTACCGTGCCGAGTCCAGCTTCGAGCTGGGATAATGGTACGGAACTTAGCATTTTGACAGCTACGGACATGACTGTAAGACCCGTAGCCATTGCCAACATAGCAGCAGCGGATCCGTACATGTTCGAAGCGTCAAACTTTGACATAAGAGCCACAGACCCAGCCATAACGACCATCATTGCGGCAACTGATCCAACGCCCTTAGCCAAAGCTGTAAGCTGCATACCAGATAGCATCTTGATTGGAATAGCAAGGACAAGCATTGCAGTAGCAAAAGCCATCATGGCTACGCCAGCTTTGGTATATGTATTGCCTGTACTTGACATCCAAGCCAAACCAGCAAGCGCTGCGGACATGACCACAATTGCACCAGCCAGAACTCCACAAGATCGCGCTAATGCCGCAGGTTTGACGTTTGCGATCACCCGAACTGCTTCGGCAAATACCAGCAAAGCTGCTGCCATTGCCAACATGCCAGCACCGGCTTTATAATACATATCGCCTGTGCTTGACATCCAAGCCAAACCAGCAAGTGCTACGGACATTGTTACCAAGCCAGCAGCAAGAACGGCAGATGCATTTGAAAGCTTCTCTAGGTTGATGTTGGCAAGCATCTGAATGGCTTTAGCAAACACAAGCATCGATGCCGCCACAAGAATAAAGCCGAATCCGATGGACTTCATAGCCTTTCCAGCCATTTCAAGCTGTTTTGGCTTAACAAGTCCAATCAGAGCCACTGATCCGCCAATAGACAACATGGCCACAGACATTGCTCCAAATATAACTGCAATTTGAACTGGATCCATATCTTTCAGCATATGAGCGGCTTTGGCCATAAGATACATGGCGCTACCTAGGCTGATCATTGCCAATGCCATTTGATTAAGGGCACTAAATCCAAACATCAAGGCAGTTCCGGTCTTACCGACTTTCTTTGTGATGGTTGCGAGTCTAGCCATTCCAACCATGAAAGCAGCCATTACGGCAACGACCCCAGTCAAAGCGCCCAAAGCGGGAGCAAGTTTATCGATTTCAATAGTTGAAAGTTCCTTCAATGCCTTGGCTAAAAGTGCGATCGAAGCAGCGATTGAAGAAACCGAAATGATATTAAAGGAATCGGTAAAATCTTTAAATGAATCTTTTACTCGATCAAGTACCTCTTTTAAGGCATCGCTAAAGGTCTCTTTCTTGATTTCCTTGCCGGCATCATTGAGTCCCTTAATGAATTTGCGGAGACCAAGAAGAACGCCAGTCATCAAACCCGAATTAATTAATCCGAGAATGTTATCAAGAGTAATGTTTCCATTCAAATCACTGAAGAAGGTCTTAATGTGATCCGCGACGATGTCGACCTTATTTGAGATCCAATCAAACACGGGTTGCAGAGCTTCAAACCCTTGGGCTACCTTATCGGATACTTCCCTTGCTACATCAGCGACTCCACCGAATCTATCATGGAAAGATTGTTGGATTTCAGTACCCCAACGATCAACATCTTTAGATGCCGAAACAAGTGTATCGCCAATGGTTCCAAGAATATCAGGGAAATCCTTAGTGCCATCTTTAGCGCCTTTTGTGAGTCCATCGAAGAATCCTTCAACGGCTTCACCAACAGGTTCAAGCGCTTTACCAAAACCATTAAGAACATTCTGAATAGCGGTTATTGCATCCTGAATGATACCAGAAGCTTGGACATAGTTATAGAAAGCCGCAATTAAAGAACCGACACCAGCAACTGCTTTTAAGAAAACACTTCCTATTTTGGCAGCAACCTTGACCAATGCGATAATGCCTTTTGCAACAAGTAGCGCCGCTGCCGACAAGACATTGAATACTGCCCCGAGACCTTTAGCAGCATTTGTAACGAGCTTTAATGTATTGGGAGTCGGTTTAAGCCCTTCTGTAAACTCGCGGAATTTAACAGTAATCTGATAAAGTTCCTCACCGGAAAGGCCTTTTACCATTGAAGACCAACCGCTCTTAAAGGCGTTCACCAAAGAAACGACATCGTTAAAGATGTTCTTCAAACCAGTAGCAATATTCTCACGACCTGAAAGTCTAGAGAATTTATTGGCCATTTCATCGGCTGAGATCGAACCGTTCTGCAAGCCCTCATTGAGCTGTTCAAGCTGCTTGATCTGATCGTCGGTAATGCTTAAAGTGCGTTTCTTTTCAGCATCATAGCCCTTGACTTCATTGGTCAACTGGTTAACAGATTGCTTTAAAAGATCTGAACTAACCCAACCGTTATGGAAAGAAGCCTGAAGACCTCCAGCTTTTTCGATCATATCGTCAAAGCCTTGGCCACCATGCTTACTGGCATCCCAAGCTTTATTACCCATTTCAGTTAGAATGTTATTAAAACGTTCGGTATCAAGGATGCCTTGATTGATTAACTGATTATAACCAGATGAGAACCCTTCACTAAGAAGCGCATTTCGAGCTGTAGAATTGGCCTGAATAATCGAATTTATTGAATTCGACCAATCAGTCCAAAGCGCCTTAGCTTCATCGAAGTTACCAAACAGAATCTTAAATGTCTGTGCCCAACCAGAACCAATTTCTTCACCAGCAGTATCAACAAGCTGAGTGAATGTCTTTACTTTTGTAGCCGCATCTTGAGCTACTTGCGCCTGAGATAGAATCTGCTTGATTTCGGCATCGCTCCAGCCCTGAGCTTTAAGAGCCGATTCATCATAGACGCCACCAAGTTGCTTCAAGGTTTCGATCAAGACACCACTTGTCAACCACGATTCATTTCCATCAGCAGCAGAGATGGAATCACGGAATGACTTGGACTCATCGACAACGATGCCCATATGTTTAGCAGTTTGCTTCAAGGCATCCTGAAATACCTGGCCACCCATACCAGCATTAACGACCGAGTTCCAATCCATCAAACTAACTTTACCAGCAGCAAGAGCCTGAGAAAGCTGATACATTGCCGATGAAGCCTGTGCCGAGGAAGAGCCTGACATTGCTGCAAGGTTTGCAATGCCCTTAATTGCATCAGCAGAATCCTGAAGTCCAACGCCAGCTGCGGTGAAAGTACCAATATTCTTGGTCATTTCAGTGAAGTTATAAATAGTCTGATCAGCATAAGTATTCAACTGATCCAAGACCTGATTCACTCGAGTGACATTAGTGCCTTCCTTCTGAGTGTTAGCCAGAATGGTCTGAACCGCATTCAACTGGGTTTCATATTCATGAAAACCACTGCTTATACCAGCTGTCATGGAACTGATTGCTTGAGGAATCTTACTTGCAATATTAGCAACGATGTTACCAGTAGCCACTGTAGCTACGCTCTCAAACTTGGAGAAAGATTCATTGGCATTTTGAAGTTCATTGACTAGCTTTGAAGTCGAAATCTTATCGAGCGCGGATTGAACGTTTGAAGCGGCTGTTTGAGCATAGATTCCGAACTTTTGAAATGCCGAAGTGACAGTTGATAGAGTCACACGATTAGAAGCCGATTCGACTTGTTGAATAGAAGTAGCCGCTTGAGCCGAAGAATTCTGAACAATGGAGGACATCTTCTGGGCACTAGAAGCGGTGTTATCGAAGTTAACTTTATCGTCAGCAGCATCGATCTTCTGAACCGAGTTAGTAGCCTGTGCGGAAGCTTCCTGAATAGTGCTAGACATCTTCTGGGCGCTAGAAGCAGCCGTTTCAAAAGTTACACGATCATCAGCAGATGCGATTTCATTCACAGAAGAAGCAGCACGAGCCGATGCAGTCTGGACTGTATTCGACATCGATTGCGCACTCTGAGAAACATTGTTAAAGTTTACAGAATCACCAGCATTGCCAATTTTCTGAATAGAAGAACTTGCCTCCGAAGAAGCGCTTTCGACGCTGGATGCGGCTTTTTGAGCAGAGTTTCCAATGTTGGAAAGATCTACATTATTGCCAGCTTTGCTAATATCTTGGATTGAATCAGATGCATCGGAAGAAGCATTCGAAACGTTTTTCGACATCTTCTGAGCATCAGAACCGATTTCCGAAAGGTCAACTTTGCCAGCTGCTTTGTTGATATCGGAAAGAGACTTCGAAGAAGAATCGGCCATCTTATTGATGGACTTTGATGCTTCTGAAGCTTCCTTTTCGATCTTATCAAACTTGACTTTCTTTGCCGATTTATCAAGCTTATCAAATCCCTTAGCAGCATCATTAAGCTTGAGCGCTTTGTTCAGCTCATTAAGAGCCTTAATGACTCGGGTAACAGCAACCTGCAGATCCTTGTCATTAAGCTTAATCGACACAACTTTTTCATCGATACTAGCCATTGGTCACCGCCTTCCACGCCTCATTGGCGATCTTATCAAAAACCGGTCGCATGGCCGGGTTGATGTAGTCACGCCCCTGCACATATCCACCAGTGCCAGTTCCGTGACCGTATTGCAAAATCACTGCAATATTAACGCCATTGTTAATATTGGAATTAGTCCAAGTAATTTGAGCGCCGGATGAAGTCTGGGAAATATCGTAATCCCAACTATCGGCAGTTTTACCGGAATCAACCGGAGTGGCACGTTGAAGAGCATCCACTCCGGCTTTTCCGTATTTATCAAGTTTCCTCAAGTATTCGCGCTTCTTCAGCTTATTGAGATACTTGATGGTTTTATGGAAATCGCCACGAGACGATATAGTGATCGCGCTCATGGCGATCTCCTTTCTATTTTGACAAATTAGTAATAGAGCACCTCACCCGGATAGATCACATTCGGATTACCCGAACGGTATCCATGGATCTGCGTGTAGCTAACGCCAAGACGAGATGCGATCCTGCTAAGGGTATCTCCACTACGAACAGTCACACGTCGAGCACCAGAACTGGAAGAGGTTGAATAGCTTCCTCCGCCATAGGTAACGATCTGGCCGACATAGATTTGATTAATGTTTCCAGAAGGAACCTTCCAAGCGGAAAGCGGGTACTTGCCGTATCGAGCAGCGATGCTACTGATAGTTTCACCACGCTGAACTCGATGTGAGATTCCGGAGTAAGTTACTTTATTCTGATTCGTTGAAGTGCCAACGTTATAACGGCTATTGATGATGGCCTGCACCTTGTCATAGGTCCCAGAACCATAAGCCGTATCGAGATTCGTCCTTCGTTGCGGAAGATTTCCAAACTCGCCACGAAGGGTTCGCGTTGCCAGATCATTATAGTCGATACCACTAGGCTTAGGAGTTGGAGCAGGAGTTGTGACTGTGGCCATCGATCCAGAAGGATTAGCATACTTACGCCACGCAGTTCTATCGCCTGCAAAAATGTTCAAATCCAATCGACCTGAATATCCAGGTAAAACACCATTGGAAGTATACTGTCTCATTGCTTCGCCATAAGCTCCATACTTCCAAGGACTTGACTGGTATCCTGTCGGATACATCGATGCATACTGAGCAACCCAAAGGCCAGCCCCAGCATTACGAGCTCCCTGAACCTGCCACACGGCTGAAGCCGGAACATATACCATTGGGGTTACGCCAGTACGAGCCTTCACTCGATTAACAAATCGAGTGGCCCAATCGGTATTACCCCAAGACGCATTCTCGTCCGCTTCCCAGTCAAGCACCAGAACGGCTTTTCGAATATAACCAGCGGAATTATTAATAAAGAAATCGGCTTCAGCTTCGGGATTGCCACCGCCAGCATAGTGATAAATACCGATTTCCTTCCCAGTAGCCTGAGCATTGGCAATCTGAGCATTAGCATTGGGATTGACATAGTTCGTACCCTGAGTGGTCTTCACAATAGCGAAATCAGCAGCTACTCGAGCCGTAACGTCACTAGTCTGATGAGAACTGACATCAATACCATTCAAATCAGCCAAAGCAACTGCTGGCATTGTAAAACCGAGAATCGCCAAAACCGAAGCGATGGTCATTGATAATCGTTTCTTATACTGTTTGTTCATCATTACCTCCTTAGGTCATTTGAATGAACCTCCTATTAAATTATAAATCCTGGTCATGATGAACTCCTTTTAATTAAAAATAAAGGGCTGGTATCAATCACGATCCAGCCCTTTCAACTATCCAGCAGAAACCATACGAGCTCTTCGCTGAGCATTAAGATCGCGATACATTTGTGATGTACTTGCTTTGCTGCGTTTCTTACCGGAAGGATTACTTTTAATATTCGCCACATTAATCAGTGTAAGCAGGCGATTAAGATGCCATGTTTCACAAGGTTCAAACGGAATATTAAGCGCCGACATCCAATAATAAATGATTTCCGATGTGATGATTTCACGATTCGGACGATTCGGGCCGGTCTTTATAGTAGTAGCGGTTTGCTTTGAACTAATATATTCCACAATCTTTTCCAGTTGTTCAAGCACAAGATCCATTTCTACATTAGTTATATCATCTATAACCATCATCTTAGCATAACTACGAATCTCGTCTTGAGACTTTTCTTTCCGATCAAGAAAAGGTTTTTCAAATTTTGCTTCCCATTTTGAAACAGAAAGAAGTGAATGCTCGAGCCGAACAATTCTCGGCTCAACTTTAATGAATCGATCATTCTTTTCATCAAAGAAATCACCTTCGATATTCAACTCGAGCATTTCAACACCTTTCAGATTACTCGCTCGCGGTCGGAGCCGGAAGAGTCGCAGTGCCAACCTTTAGTGCATAAGAGCCCTGATTTGTCAGTTCCACGACGGTAATGACCTGTCCCTCAGTTCCGCTCACTTCGCCATTGGATGGGAAGTCGAGCCATCCATCATCAGCGACGCAAGCGGTATAATAGGTGATTGTCGGGGCGGATGCGGCGTCAGTGATCTTATAGCGACGAAGGTTGTTACCTTCAACCGCTTCAGTCACAGTGACCGTCTGTCCGCCTTCACGCGCAGCAGCTGCCATGGTCAAAGTGCCAATGGTCGGAGCCGGAAGAGTCGCAGTACCAACCTTTCGTGCATTAGCGCCCGAATTGGTCAGTTCCACGACGGTAATGACCTGTCCATCAGTTCCGCTCACTTCGCCATTGGATGGGAAGTCAAGCCATCCATCCTTAGACACACAAGCGGTATCATAGGCGATTGTCGGCTT